CACCCGAAAAAACCCGAAAAAAATACCCACCCGAAAAAACCGAGCACATACACGGACTGCATAGACATTTGTCGCATTCAAACCATTTCATTTGGCTGATTGTGATTCACGAAGCGGATAGTATTTTCTGATATCGATGCCTAAATGTTTGGCCATATTGAGCAATCTGCTTCTTTCTGCTTTACAGTCAGGAAGGCGACCGGCTTTCAGTGCCATTTCACATGCCCATCTGGCATCATCAATTGTATTGTTGTATTCATGACATGTGATATCAAGTATTTCGAACTCTGAAAATGTATTCGATATGGTTTGTGTGCGCTTACAGTAATCAACAGCTGCCGTCATGGCATCAGCTTCATTCCAAGCCTTGAATTCACGAGTTCCGATTGCTTTAATTTTGACATGATATTTGTTTTTCTTTTGTGATTGAGCCATGAGGCCTCCTGTTATTGATGAGTTATGATAGTATTATACACCACACAGAATAATCTTACACAAAAATTTTATTTTTTTTCTGGGTTTTGTAATATTTATTGTTCGTTCAAACATAAAACAAATGGAGGTAATCAATGCGTGGAACAATGCATTTGACGAAAGATGAACGAAAATGGTATAGAAAACATTGGAGCACCGATGATCCTAATCTATTTGATTGGATTGTCAATACTCGAGGATTGGTTGAGCCTGAAACCGAAGAGCAAAGAGAAAGGCGGTATCGAATAGCTGATGCCTTATATGCTGCATTACCCAGGTTGGACAAGAAGATACGCCAAGTTGTTGAATGGTATTATCTAAAAGGCATGACATTACAAGTGATTGCAACCAAACAGAAGACCTCGGTATCAACTGCTTACAAAAGACGAGAACGAGGTTTGGAAAAATTACGGATATTATTGGAGGGATTCGCATATGAAAGATGAAGAATTAAAGAAAAAAGCAGTCCATGCTGCTCGATCAAGAAACTACAAAGCATCATTGAAAAAGGCCGTGCATAATGGGGACTTTGAAGGTGTTGTTAAAAGTATCATGTTGTTGGCGATTAAACATAATGATGATACAGATTGGAAAGCCAGTCCAAGAACCTTTATGGAATTATTATCAGTTCTGACAAAATACAGGACAGAGTTTGGATCAACCGATCAATATGAAGATATCTTGAAAGTATTGGAGGGCGGAAAAGAGTGAATGTTGCCTTGCCTTATACAGAGTGTTATGTGAAGAGGAGTTTCCTCATGGGGCCAAAAGCCTTTAATTGGGGAAAAGATGAAATGATACCTGCTGTCTTGCTTAGTTTCAAAGCAATACAGGGCGAAGCACCCTTATTTGAAGTCTATCTACCTGAATATCAGGCTTGTTATGATAAAGTATTACAATGTGCAATCTTTGATCGGTCGATTATTGGTGCGCAAAGAATAGACTTGGATGATGTGGCTTACTGGGACTGCCTTTCAGATGACGCTGAATTACATGTTAAACCCCTCAGAATGCATATGCGGATGAAAAGCAGTTCTGGATTAACGATGACCGGTGATTACTTATGGACCATTGATTGGCGTCGTTGTAATACACCGGGCACACAATGGAATGTATGGAACGAACACAAACAAAAGAATTTTTTCTTTGATGAAAAGACAGGTGTCTTGTGTTGCGGTCCTAATAACCGAATCCACTGGTTCGATAAGTCTTTATCACATCAGCCGCCTAAAGCACCTTTCTTCAAAGTATTCAGCAAAACTTGGTCGCATGAAAATGAATTTGCACTGGGTAAAGCAACTAAATGGAATTACGATGAAGATACCTAAGGCATTATTTGATAAGATTAAAGAGGATCCCAGAACATTCTTCAGATTCCTGAAAGTGTTCGACAAGGCCTCCGGAAAGATGACGCCTTTTATCCTAAACTCTGAACAAGAAGAGCTCTTAGATGCTCTTCTGCAATATAATCGAATTGTGGTGTGTAAAGCACGACAGATTGGATGTTCCACCCTTTTACGCGCTTATTTCCTCTGGAGGTCGTATGTTGAAAAAGAGCCAACGCGCCACGCAATCATCAGCTACACAAGAGACAGTGCAGACCACTTGCACTCCATCGATAAACAATTCTATTTCAGTTTGCCAAAACCCCTGCAACGAACATTGTCCAAGCAGTCAGCACGAACACTTGGATTCAAAGATACAGGAGCCGAACTCCGATCATTTACCGGTGGGGGAAAGGGCGGTGCTACTCGTTCATTTACATTCAGTTCGGCGCATATCTCAGAATTTGCATTCTTTGACAACCAAGATGAACTCCTTGCAAACACAATTGCGTCAGTTGGTGAGGGACAAGTAATCATCGAAACAACAACCAACGGACCAGGTGATAAGTATCATCAGCTCTGTATTGGAGCACCCCATAACGGTTGGCATCTCTGTTTCTTTCCTTGGTATCGGCACAAGAATTACAAAAAGAAAAGTGCATTTGGATCCAATGGTGTTCCGCCAATGACTGATGAAGAAGTGGGTTTAATGGAAGAATTAGGCCTGAAGAAGAATCAACTTTATTGGCGTCGCCGCCAGATATCTACAATGGGTTTGGAAAAATTTAAACGAGAGTTTCCAAGTTCTGTTGATGAAGCATTTATGTCTGATGCCAAAGTATTTTATCCTACAGATATTTTGGACGATACACCACTCATTGAATTAGGTGGCCTTGATCGGTGGTATTGTGATAAACATGAGGGTGATCAATTTGCAATGGGTGTTGATGTTGCTCATGGAAAAGGCGGTGATTATTCTACAATTACAGTTGTATCTACAACAACACTGCAACCAATTTACCATTACAGATGCAATACAATTCGTCCGGATAAATTTGCCGAAAAGGTCTGGGAAATATATTGGGAGTTTAACGAGCCAATTTGCCTGATAGAATCTAACGGTCCTGGCAATCTGGTAATCTACAGATGCCGTGAATTTGGTATGCGAAAGCTTTGGACAGACCATGGTGGCAATGATTGGACAACAAGAAAGGAAAATAAATTGGCTATTTATGACCATGTGCGTGAATTGCTATGCAACAGACATTTTACAGTCCTGGATAGCACCTTGTGGAGTGAGATGAGAAATTGCATCATTTTAAATACGGGACAACCAGGACATCCAAAGGGGACAAACGATGATGTTTTGTTTAGTTTTTGCCTTGCGCAATGGGTTGCTAAAGAAAACCCCGCTCCCAGTCTTTTTGAAGTCCGTAAAACACTCATGGAAGAATTTATGTCAAAGACACGTGCCAGACGCATTAGAGCACGAGGTCCAATACCATATATCAGGAAGGGACAATGAAATACGATATTAAACCCAAAACAATCAAGACGATATTAGAAGCTCATGATACATATTGGGACAAACATAAGAAAGAATTGTATCAATACAAGTGTGCATATGAAACAGAATTCTGGGATAATCAAAGACAGAATCATGAAATGCAGATGCAAATACAAACATCGGATGCATATGGCTATATCGAAAGTTATATTGCATCTCTGTTTAGTCGCAATCCAGGTGTGATTATAAAAAGTGGTCCTCGTGGTGCAGGTGATGCAAGAAAGGCACAAGCTCTTGCCAATGACTTCTTGGTGGAACACCGTAATACACTGGAGGACGCTTCTCGACTCGCCCTTATTTACCCTATGTCTTTTATTAAAATGTCTCCTGTTGATCATCCAGATGTTTATAAGCGTGCTGATATGATGGCGTTAAATAGTTGGGATGTGATCCTTGACCGCGATGCAAAGAGATTAAAAGACATGCGGTTTATGGCACATCGATACTATTTACCCGTCAATGAAGCACAAGCCAAGTTTGGAAACAAACAATATGAAACTGTCAGACGCAAAGATTACTTCGATGAGTATGAACCCTATGCTGATTCAGAATATGCAAATGAAGTGCAAGCTGATGAGATGTTTCAATACATTGAAGTTGTTGAATTTTACGACTTGGTAAATGACCAATTAATGTTTTGGTCGCCAAACTACAGCATGGGTGAAAAATTCTTGGACCGAGACCAAATACCTTTCAGAGATTACATCAACGAGCCTGTGGTTCCTATTATACCGTTCTATTTTAATCGCAAAC